CTTGCCATAGAGAAATTCTATAGTAAGAAGATAGTTGACAATTACTACCAAGATGGTATGATAGTGACACCTTTCCACAGAAAGATTCCGTCAGATGATTTTCACGCACTAAATTACTTAGTGCAGAGCACTGCATCTGATAACTTTTTAACACAAGCTCTAAAATTACATAAGTATCTAAATAAAAAACGCTCGTTCGTGTCATTGTTGATGCACGATGCTATCCTAATAGACTTATCGTATGAAGAGATATCGGATCTTGAGGAAATTGTGGATATATTCTCTAAAACTACTCTTGGTAAGTTTAAGATAAACAAGTCCATTGGTAAGAATTACGGAGAAATGAAAGCAGTATGAAAACAATAATAGGATTAGGAAAAGCAGGTTGTTCAACAGCAAGGCTCTTCAAAGGCAACATGTATGATGTACAAACGATAGATACATCAAATGCAGATGTTCTTATTGAAGAAGTCGACACAATTGAGGCCTATGAAAAAGCAGCAGCCTCGATGAGCTCATTAACGACAGAGGATGAAGTCTATTTTATTCTAGCAGGTGGGGGAAAGATTGCTGGAGCTTCTTTATCAATATTGGAAAAGATTAAAGATAAGAAAATTACAGTAGTGTATATAAAACCTGATATCGGGCTGTTAAATGACCACGAAAAACTCAGCGAAAGGCTCATTTACAAGGTCTTGCAGGAATTCGTTAGATCAGGTATGATTCATGGGTTGGTTCTGGCAAGTAATTCGCACATAGAGAAGCAATTAGGCGGAATAGGATTTAATGATTATTATCATCTTATAAACGAAAGAATAGCAAAAACTCTACAGATGTGTGATTATTTGTCACAAGCAAAATCTATAATTGGAGAATTGAGAGAACCTTCTGATTATAGCAGGATTGGAACAATAGGTGTCCGTGAAGGTGGAAAAGATTACCTTCTTTTCCCTATTGACTTAATCCGAGAGAAACGGTATCTTTATGCCATACCAGAAGAGAAACTTGCAACACACAAGACTCTTCTGTCAGAAATTAAAGAGGTATTAGAAGTTGGCAAAGAGGCCATCAAGATATCATATAAGGTCGTGTCCACCACATATAAGGACACACAAGTTTTTGTTCAATGTTATTCAAACAAGGTTCAAGATTAAACAAAAACACCCAAAACAAGTATAATACTAATCGCGGAGAGGGAATATTTGCTCTCTCTATAATTTTAAAAAGGAAAAAAATAATATGGCTTTAGACTTACGAAAAATGAAATCAAAACAACAGAATCTCAACGGCGGAGGGTTTCAATGGAAGCCTCAAGACGGTGAGAATCTGATTCGCATCGTGCCGGTGCCAGACGGAGACCCCTTCAAGGAAGTCCATCTGCACTATAACATTGAAAGAGGTGGTGTCCTCTGCCCAAAGAGAAACTTTGGTGAAGAGTGCCCTGCTTGTGACTATGCTTCATCACTATTTAACAGTGGCGATGAGGAGAGCCGAAAGGCAGCAAAAGATATCGTGGCAAAAAAGAGATTCTACTCTCCTGTCATTGATAGAAACGATGCAAACGGAGGTGTCCGTTGGTATGCATATAGCAAGACAGTATATGAAAAAATGTTGAGCTTGGTTCTAAACCCTGATTATGGAGATATTACTGACCCTGAATCAGGAACTGACCTAAATATTACATACTCAAAGGGTGGAAAGGGTACGTTCCCATCAACTGACGTGCAGCCGAAGCGAAAATCGTCTATTCTCTCGAAAGACGAGGCTCTATTGACTGAAATTGCTGAAAAAGATTATGATATCTTTAACAACTTCAAGCGAAAGAGCCCTGAAGAGATCAAGGAATTGCTAGATGTTTACCTACTAGGCGATGATAACGCCGAAGAAGGAGGTGATGTATCACCGGCAAATGAAAAATCGTTGGTAGACGAAGTTTACCAGAAGCTTAGAAAAAGCTAAGGGTCTAGCATAGTGAGTTCCAAGCTATGTTGAAATATATGTAGCTTGGAACTTTTTTACAATAACGGAGTAGTGATGGCAAGGGCTAAGAAAAAGAAAGAAGTAGTAAGAGGCAAGATAAGCACTGAACAACTAAGAGGCCTTCTTAATAAGAAGGCTGGTGAAACAATTGCTTATGACTTGGGAGCTAATAACCCTACTGATGTAGTGGATTGGATTCCTACAGGCGCGAGATGGTTAGACTCCATTATTTGCAAAGGCAAGTTGGCAGGTATTCCTGTTGGCAAAGTTTCTGAAATCGCAGGACTAACTGCGACAGGAAAGAGCTATATGGCTGCGCAGATTGCGGCTAATGCCCAGAAGAAAGGAATCGTCCCTGTTTACTTCGACTCAGAGTCAGCACTAGACTCTGACTTCTTAATTAATGCCGGATGTAACTTGGAAGAGTTGATTTACATCCAGGCAAGGTCTGTAGAATTCGTTCTAGAGACAATTGAGGATATTATGGCAGCTTCTGAGACGAGGCACTTATTTATCCTTGATTCCCTTGCCTTCACTCCTGCTGAGTCAGACATTGCTGGTGATTATAATCCGCAATCTTCGATGGCAGTGAAGCCGCGAGTTATGGCCAAGGGTTTATCGAAATTGATAATTCCCTTGGCCAACACTCAGTCAACATTTTTGATTCTAAATCAACTTAAAACAAACATCTCGTCAAATCTCTTTGATATGAAGATGAATCCATATTTTACTCCTGGTGGTAAAGCAACCGCCTACTCTTACTCATTAAGAATCTGGCTAACTGGGAAACAAACGAAAGACTCAGCTATCTATGATGATAAGGGATATAAAGTCGGATCTGAGATTAAAGCTCGGCTAAAGAAGTCGAGATTTGGAACTGAAAACAGGACCTGTGAGTTCAAGATCTTATGGGGCGCTGACTCGGTTGCTATCCAAGATGAAGAGTCCTGGCTTGAGGCAATAAGGCCTTCGGATCAGATTAAAACAGGAGCCTGGAACACTCTCTTCTATCAAGACGGCACTGAAAAGAAGTTCCAAAGAGCTACTTGGCTTAAAGAATTAGAAGACCCTCTATTCAGAGCCGAAGTGTTAAGAATCATGGATGAAGAAGTCATCCAGAAGTTTGAGTCAAGAGAAGGAAATGCTTCCGACTATTATGACTCACAAGATTCAGAGGAATAACAGTGAATTACTATAAGGTAACTCTGGTTTATGACGGAAAAGAGTTCCATGGTGGGCGACTCTTGGAAGAACTTAAGAGAATGGCAGAAGGCAATGAATAATTTAAAGAACCAAGGTCCTTTGAAAAAAGTTGGCGATACTCTTGGGCACTTCATAGGCGAAAATTATGTAACCATAGAAGGAAAACGTTACCCACTCTTTAAGGATGCACGACCACACCAGTTTAGCTCAATAGCATTCCCGATAATAACAAGAGCATTTCCACCACAACTGAGAAACAGCCTTGTTTCAGTTCAACCAATGAGTGTTCCATCTGAACAGATTTTTAAAATGGATTTCAAATACACAAACAAGGAAGAAGACGATGAGTGAACGAGATTTTGTATACTGGCTTCAAGGATATCTTGAAGTTAGTAATGCTAATGAATTAGATGAGTCACAGCTACAAATAGTTAAGGATCACCTAGCCTTGGTCTTAAAAAAAGTAACACCAGAATATGATGGGAATAGGTTCGTAAACAACCTCGCTAGACTAAGAGGGGAAAGAGATGCGAAGCTTTGTAGCAACGCAGAACTAGAGGAAATAGGTAATGCTCTTCCAGCTCAATTAACATGCTAAAGGAACCGAATGAACCAACCAAATAGAATATTAATAATTGATGCATTAAACATGTATCTAAGAAGCTTCATTATCAATCCCACACTGACACCATCTGGCGACCCTGCCGGTGGTGTTGTTGGTTTTATGAAGAGTTTACAAAAAACAATTAGGGAGATGCAACCAGATCAGGTGTATATTTGCTGGGATGGTCAGAGAGGCACCAATAACCGAAAGAACTTGAATAAAGACTATAAAGAAGGGCGTAAGCCCATTCGATTCAATCGAAGATTTGCAGAACTCAACGAAGAACAAGAGCTCCAAAATAAAATCTGGCAACAGCAGAGACTTATTGAGTATCTTAATGAAATGCCAGTTGCACAGTTGCTATTTGATGAAGCGGAGGCTGATGATGTTATCTCAGCCATCGTAGCAGATACTCCTGGCGTTGAAAAAGTGATTATTTCCATGGATAAAGACTTTTATCAACTCTTAGACAAAGAAACTATCATTTATAGCCCAGTTCAAAAGAAGTTTGTGTCGGAAGTTTCTCTTTTGGAAGAAGAAAACATACACCCAGCCAATTTTGCACTAGCAAAAGCAATTGTTGGAGACAAATCTGACAATATTCTTGGTGTTCAAGGTGTTGGAATGAAGACTCTAACCAAAAGATTCCCAATGCTAGCGGATCCTAACGCCCATACCATCTCGGAATTGCTAATGAAAGCAAAAACAGTCGAGAAACCTTTAAAAATACACACGAATATTATTGAAAGTGAAGATCGAATACGAGAAAACTATAAAGTCGTGCAGTTGCATATCCCTTCCATTTCCCCAACAAGTAGGGGTACTATTAGGGGGGTACTAGGTGCGTATCCATACATGTTAAACAGGACCGAGATTACGAAAATGATGATTCAAGACGGGTTTACCGATCTTAACTGGAATCCATTATTCGCAAATCTACAAAGAATAAGCTTAAATAACAAATAGGAATAATATGATTAAATATATTGATGAGAGCGATAAAGAACACCCAGAAGTTCATTGGGGGGTTTATGGTGATGTTAAGACTAACGAAATAGTTGTTATCGCTACTCTTGAAGGAAAAAAATACGAGAAACGGGAAAAAAGTCCAATTCTTCATCCTGCCATGATTGATCGAATTTTTGGCATAGACATAGCAGACGGAGATGTTGCTGCTAGGTTATCAAATGAAATTTATGATGAAAGTCTTCAGACTCACTTAGAAAATAACAAATAGGAGGCCATATGAGCCATGAATTCGAGAAAGACTTTTCAAAATTTGGAAAGCTTTTCCAAGAGAAATTGGTTAAAATCATGTTCTATGAAAGACCATTTTTTAACCAATTTATGGAAGTGTTAAACATTAACTTCCTGGAAGTAAAATATCTACAGAAATTTGTAGAACTAATGTTTGATTATAAAAATGAATACGGAAGCCACCCAACAGAAGACGCCATGACAATGCTCATGGCTTCGTCATTAGATGGTGAAAATAAAGTCCTAGATACGCAAATAAGGAACTTCTATGCAAGGATCCTATCTGCTTCCGGGGAAGAGTCTGACGCGGAATATGTGAAAAACACTGCTTTGGATTTCTGCAAGAAGCAAAAACTAAGAGAAGCTATGATTAAGTCAGCAGGACTTTTGAAGTCTTCCTCTTTTGATGAGATTGCTTCACTTGTAAATGATGCTTTAAAACTAGGAATGTCTAATGATTTTGGTCATGATTATGTAGCTGATTTTGAAGAACGATATAAGACAAGTTTTAGAAATCAAATCACAACTGGATGGGAACTTATCGATAAAATCACCAAAGGTGGACACGGAGCAGGTGAGTTGGGAGTAGTTATTGCACCAACAGGTGCCGGAAAAAGCATGTGTTTGGTGCATTTAGCGACCAAAGCCCTTCTTGAGGGCAAGAATGTAGTGTATTATACATTAGAACTTTCTGAGGCTGTTGTTGGAAAGAGATTTGACTCTTGTCTTACTCAGGTTCATCTTGGAGATCTGGAGCTTTTCAAGGAAGATATTAAGGAACAAGTCCTTGGCAACGCATCTCTTGGTAATCTTATTATTAAGCAATATCCAACAAAAAAGGCGACAACCTCAACAATTAAGAATCACCTTGAAAAAGTAAGAAGTTCAGGCACAGATATTGAATTCGTATGTGTTGACTATGGCGATCTTTTAAGATCAGTGTCTTCGTATAAAGAAAAAAGACACGAACTTGAAGGCATTTATGAAGAACTAAGAGGTCTTGCAGTTGAGTTTGCTTGTCCTTTCTGGACTGCTAGCCAGACAAATCGCGGTGCCTTGAATCAAGAGGTAATCACTATGGAAGCAATCTCGGAGGCATATAACAAATGTTTCCCTGCTGACTTCATTATCACTATTTCTAGAACGATCGAAGATAAAAATAAAAACGCAGGAAAAATGTTTATTGCTAAAAATAGAAATGGGCCAGATGGGCTTATTTTTGAACTATTTATGGATACCTCTAACGTTACTATTGAAGTTTTGGAGCCAGTTGAGACAACTATCGAGTCAACTACAACCAAGGCTACTGCCGAGAGAAAGACGGTTTTGGCGGCAAAGTATAAAGAATATCTTGAGAGCAAAAAAGAAAAAGTTGGAAATCAAAAAGAATCTAACTTTAACTAAACCTTGTTATTAAGTCGTAATGGGGGTAAACTAGTCCATATAGAATAAGGAGTATAAATGGAATTATCAGCAGAAATATTAAGCAATATTACAACGCATATGAAATATGCAAAGTATTTGCCAATGGAATTAAGAAGAGAAAATTGGCAGGAACTTGTTTCTCGCAATGAAGAGATGCATGTTCGAAAATATCCACAAATTAAAAGCGAAATTAGAGAAGCTTATAAGTTTGTTTATGACAAGAAGGTGTTGCCTTCAATGAGAGCGATGCAATTCTCAGGTAAGCCAATTGAGATTACGCCAAGTCGTATATTTAATTGCGCTTATTTGCCAGTAGATGATTGGAGAGCATTTTCAGAGACAATGTTTTTACTTCTTGGAGGAACAGGAGTTGGTTATTCGGTGCAAAAACACCATATTGAAAAATTACCAGATATTATTCGCCCAAATGAAAAAAGAACCAGAAGATATCTAATTGGAGACTCCATCGAGGGTTGGGCTGACGCTGTAAAGATTTTAATGAGAAGTTACTTCTTTGGGGGCTCGAAAATTCGATTTGACTTTTCTGATATTAGAAAGAAAGGAGCTAGGCTTGTCACTTCAGGAGGAAAAGCACCAGGACCTCAACCTCTCAAAGAGTGTTTATTAAAGATTGAAGGAATATTAGATGAAAAACAAAATGGTTCAAAACTTACAACACTGGAGACACACGATATTGTCTGTTATATTGCAGATGCAGTTCTTGCTGGCGGGATACGAAGAGCAGCTCTTATTTCACTTTTTAGCGCTGATGATGATGATATAATTTCTTGTAAATCAGGAAATTGGTGGGAACTAAATCCTCAAAGAGGCCGAGCAAATAACTCGGCAGTCTTGTTAAGGCACAAAATAAATGAGCCTTTCTTTCTAAAGCTTTGGGAACGTATTAAGAATTCTGGTTCTGGCGAGCCTGGGATTTATTTTTCAAATGATAAAGATATGGGAACCAATCCTTGTTGTGAGATCTCGTTGAAGCCTCATCAATTTTGTAACCTTACAGAAGTAAATGCTAGTGATATTGTTTCACAGGAAGATCTTAACGAGAGAGTCCGAGTCGGAGCTTTTATCGGCACACTTCAAGCTGGATATACCGATTTTCACTATTTACGTGAAAAATGGAAACGTAATACAGAAAAAGAAGCTCTAATCGGTGTATCTATGACAGGTATTGCTTCTGGTGAGGTTATCAAGCTTGATATGAAAGAGGCAAGCCAGGAAGTCAAGAAAGAGAATGCAAGAGTTGCAAATTTGATTGGCATCAATCGGGCAGCAAGAACGACTTGTGTAAAACCTGCGGGAACAACAAGTCTGGTTTTGGGAACTTCCAGCGGAATCCATGCTTGGCATGATGACTTCTATATCCGAAGACTTCGTGTTGGAAAGAATGAGGCAATTTATCATTACCTAGTAACAAACCACCCTTCTTTGATAGAAGATTGCGAAATGAGACCACATGATACTGGTATTATCAAAGTACCAATCAAAGCACCTAGCGGTGCTATCACTAGAAGAGAGTCGGCTCTGCATCTTCTTGAGAGAGTCAAAAGAGTAAGTCTTGAATGGGTTCGAACGGGACACCGAAAAGGTTCAAATACAAATAACGTTTCTGCCACAATCTCAGTAAGAGAGCATGAGTGGGACGAAGTTGGTAATTGGATGTGGAATAATCGAAATTCTTATAATGGACTTTCAATTCTTCCGTTTAGTGACCATAGTTATGTTCAGGCTCCTTTTGAATCAATTACAGAACTAGAGTATAATGCCCTGTATACTAATCTTCAAAAAATTGATCTAAATTATGTCTTAGAACATGGAGATAACACTGATTTAAGTGGAGAAATTGCATGTGGAGCTGGTGGTTGTGAAGTAATTTAAGTTAATTGGATCCAAGGAGAATCACACATGTGATTCTCCTTGGATTATTGACTATTTATAATAAGAAAGGGGACATAAATATAAATGGAAAATCTTCAAGCTAAAATAATTTTACAAACACTAACAGACCTAGGTTTAAAAATAGATAAGTTTCAAGAAAACTTAGCATCAGATAGAGAAAGGATCGTTGCACTAGAGGTTGAAGAGCGTAGCAATCAAGAAAACAAGAAAACTTTTAATGAAATCACTTGGCCAAATTTAGAGGAAGAAGTTAGAGGGATAAAAGACAGGCTTGTTAAGATAGAAAAAGAGACTGTTTCACTAAGAAAAATCGAAAATATTGAAAGTAAACTAACAACCGTACTAACTAAAATAGAAATTTGGATTCCAAGAATGGAAAAAATTGAAGAAAAATTACCTAAGCTTGATGAAGTGAATTGGAAAATGAAGTTAATCTGGGCAGGTTCAGCAGCAGGTATATCATTTTTAACAGCTAGTGTTGTTGCTATTTTTCTTAAGATTGCTGGGTTAGGATAGCTTGACGTTTAAACCTCTTCGATGTATGATTGGTGCATCTTGAGGAGGATACATGAAAGAGGCTTTGACCTATGATGACTTATTATTACAACCACAATATTCGGATATTAAATCTCGCAAAGAGATTAATCTAAAACCTACAGATGTAAAACTAGGCGAAGATAGACAATTAGCAATACCAATTATTAGTAGTCCCATGGATACTGTAACTGAGGCTGATATGTGTAATGCTATGGATGCTGCTGGTGGTCTTGGGATTATTCATCGTTATAATACAGTAGAAGAGCAAACACGGATAGTGGGAAAGGTCGAAGATTCGGTATACTATGATGACTGGAATAAACCTATTACACCAAATTATGCTTGTGCGATCGGAGCAACTGGTGACTATTATGAACGTTTATGTTCTTTATATATGCGAGGTTGTCGAACTTTCTGCATAGATATCGCTCACGGTCATCACATTGTCATGAAAGAAGCATTAGCGAAAATTAAACTACATCCTGCTAGGAGTTATTTTACAGTAATTGCTGGTAATGTAGCAACTTCGGAAGGTGCTTGGGATTTGCAGTCGTGGGGAGCTGATATCGTTAAGGTTGGAATCGGTGGCGGATCTATCTGTTCAACGAGAATCGAGACAGGACACGGAGTTCC